CCTACGGTTTAAAGTCGCCGTCGACTCTTATGATCTACCTTCAATTTCTCTCTTGGAGAGAACGTTGATAGTTCGTCATATTTCTTCTTAACTCTCACAAAGAAACTTCCGTCTCTAAGTGGAGTTGGGAGTACAGAAACCTCGTCCTCAAATGGGTTATTTACGAGTGAAACATGAGGAATAAAATTCTTAATTACTTCTTTAGTAGTTAAGGTTATATTTTCTCAGTTTCTCACTCGCCCATAGTAGTCGAGGAAGCCAAAAGTACTTATTCTCTCAATTTCTGCTAGGATCCAGGTTTCAATGTTAAAATTTAACATTTTAACTGGATCTAACAATTTTCGAGCCCTCATACCTGGGATAGAAATATTCCGGGTAAGATATGGGTGCTCCATGAGTAATTCAATGAATTTATCATTGGAATATTCATGGTAAGCTACCATAAAAGGGTAAGAAGAAGTAAAATCGGCCCGGGCGAAACCGGGGATGATAGAGGTGGCTTCAATAGCTGTTAAAGCTTTAAAAGCCTTCTCTACTGACGATTTTCACTTTTCTACTTCAAACACTAACTGTGTATGGAGCAGACTAGTTAGCAGGTTGGATATATCTACCGAGTTAAGCGAATTAGATGACGGGTTGAATCCCGCCGCTAATCCTCTCTCAGTAGGGACAATCCCTAAAGGACCTGCTATCATCCAAAACAATTCTATAGATTGCCTCATCTTCCTACTCTGAGCTCGGTTTGACCGAACAGAAAGTGTAGGGATGAAGTCCTTCAATATTAATGTTTCAACTGCTTCACCTGTCAACGTCCCACCCTTCCCTAGATAATCTAGGAAAAGAGAAGAAAACATTGCAGGCGATTTCATCGCCGCATAAATATTCTTGGCTCCTAGAGGAGTGAATTCGAAGTACGGATCAACCAGGCGCTTAGCAAATTCTAAACAACCCACAGTCGACACCAAGGATTTTGAGAGATTAATCTCAACCCCTAAAGTGTTAACCATAATATACAGATAAGCATCGGCTATAGCTTTATCAGCTATAACGATGTCATCTCCTAATAAGGCGTAATCATTGAACCAAGTTCGATGACCAACCCTGTAAGCAGATAACTGTACAATGGCATGATGCGTAAGTGCTAACATACCTCAGGAAGACAAAGCTCCCATCGGTTGCCCAACACTGTATTTCATTGGTTCTTTTCCAAGATACCATGATCTACCAACTAATAGCTCCTTTCAGCTATTTGCAAAATCGGATCCTAGAAAATAAGCTAGGATCTCTTCTTGAACAAATACTGGCAGTCTATCTGTTGCTTGGGATAAATCATAACTAGCTACATAAGGATACTTAGATGGATCAGATCGAATCTTATCCATCAGTAATTCCACTGGACGAGACTGGTCAAAGGTCCCGTCTTGTGGAATTGTTTTCAGTACTCTAAATATAGAGTCATGAAGGCCCTTTAAAGCTGCTTGTGTTCAACCATCAGTGATGGCGAAAACTCGCACCTTCCCTGCCGCTTCTATTTTAGTAGCTAATTTCCCTAATTTAACAGGGCGATCAGCTTCTAAAGTAGACACCCCCAATAGCTGAGCATTAAATAACTCTAATAGATCATAACTTTTAGTTAAGGTCATTATAGTCCTAATGGCAGCTAAAACCTTGGAGTTTTCTGGTAAGAGGAAAGCTTTAGAATCTAAAGCTAACCCCAAAACAGAAACCCCAAAATTGGGTCCGGCTGTATACAATGGTCTGAATGAACTCGGGAGAACCTGAAGAAGGTTAAATCATCCCAATACCAACCTTATCTCTGGAAAGGAATCAACTAACCCTGTATAGGGATTAGTTATAGATTCAACCTTGAGATTTGGTCTGGCTCTTAAGACCTTGTAAAGTGATATGACGGTTAAGACTGCTCGTATTATCTTAGGATCTCCGAATCGTCTTATGACGATTCGCAAGGGACCAGGTATAATACCGGGCAGTCCACCTACTAACTTCAACGGCATGACATTGGTTGACATCATGGGTTGACCTCCTAAATAGCGTAGGATTACCAGGTGGCACTCCTTCAGATACAGACATGTAAATGAAGGACCATTCCGGGTCCATATTGAAACAATACGTTTCAATAACCTTTTAAAGGAGGCTCTCTCTTCCCTGATCGTGAAGAATCATAAGACAATCCGCAAATAGAGTCATACCTTTGTAAAAGGCATGAATCCAATGTTGGATATTGTTTTAAGATTAGAGGATAAGTTCATATTTAATAAATTTTCGTTTTGGTTAATAAGACCAAGGCGTTGTTAATTACATACGTACCTTATTTTCTTTTCTTCGGGTAATTAGATATTACTAACGCCGACCGCCTATATCAGACGGTTTAGTCTCCCATACCTATAGAGGTATTGCAGACTTCGTACTAAGAAAGCACGATCTACATGGTTTGGGCCGAGACACAGGTTTCATACCTAACTTGTTATAGTTAGGGGGAGAAGCACTATACCTTTGCAGGT